TTCATATCCGCCGTAGCCGCGAAGCGACGGCCTTCCTCAACTATGGTGTTGAGTAGGTTGTACAGCGTAGCTGATGGTTCTTTGTAGGGTAGCGGCAGGATATTGTCGCGGATAGATCCTGAGCCAACGTCCACGTCACGGAACTCGCCCGGAGCGATCGGGGTGTCGTCCCCTTTGATACGTAGACCACGGGACTTGAGACCCCCGGGCAGGTTTGACAACGTGCCAGCATCGACAAGCTGTCGCATGATGGAAGTGGCAGACTTAGCAAAGCCGCCAACCAAGTGGAATAGACCGAAACCATAGGCGCCATACCCCGGTACGTACTGGTAGTGCACAAAGTGCTGACGCTTGAGCTTAAGCTTGTCATCCTCCCGCCAGTTGCGGTAAATGCTGAGGATCTCACCAGTCGATTGATTGAGCGTGACCACGTACGGCAGGGCGATGCCCGTCGGTTCGCCGTTCTTGTCCACGTCTTCAAAGCCGGGCAAGTCGAGGTTCACATGACACTCAAGGATAACATACCGGTCGTCGTTGTTCGCCGAGAACCCAGTCTCCTCGTCCTTGGCCTTCTGAATCTCGGTCACAGTCTTGGTCGGGTCGCCCAGCTCCACCTCGCGGTAGAACCCCTCGTACATCAGGCGATTTAACTCATTCTCGGTCTTGCGCATACGGTGCGTGATGCGCTCACAAGTGTTCATGTCCGAGCAGCCGTACGGCAGCAGGATGTCTTCAGCCGGCACAAAGACGGAAGTCTGGCGTCCTAACGCCACGTCCTCATAGACCTTCTTGAACGCCGAACCGGTACCCGGCAGGTTCCACAGCATGCGCTCGTGTTCCGGGCGGTACTCCACCATGACCTCGGTCAACTGGTAGTTCATGTCCTCTTGGACACGCGCGGCAGCAGAAGTCTTCTCAGGCGTGATGTCGCCGAGAATTTTGGTCATCACCGGGCCTTTGGCCGGGAAAGTCTCCATGATCGTTTCAGATTGAAAACGCACAACGGCTTCGCCCAGCATTGGGTGAAACACGCCACAGGCGCCAGACCACGGTTCAGTGCGCTCCTCGTACTTCAGGCCGAGCAGTTTGATACCCTCTTTGTAGGCATCCTCCCAGTCCTTGCGGGAGTTCTCGTCGTTGGTGATGTCAGCCAGCAGCTCAGGCCCGAGCTTCTCCAGCTCTTTACTGTCCAGCACTTCAGCTAGGTTCTCAGCGAAGCTACCCTCGCCATCCTCACCCGGCTCAATCTCAATCTCCATGCCATCAACGCCAATCGTAACTGACTCCGGGTCAACAATCTCGATCTCTACGGGAGCTTCCGCTTCACCAAGAGTCTCTAAGCCCTGCGGGGCGGCATATAGACCTTTATCAACAGCCATGCTTCATTCCTCAATAGTAAGCAGCCAAACTATTGGCTAGCGTTTTAATTTCGTCGAGCGTCGCATCATTTTTTATGCGGTTGGCTCGTAATGAGACAACTATACAGTTTTCCTTTGTGTAGCCAAGCTCTGGACGTATGCGATCAATCGACGGGCTGTTCGCCGCCTGCGTAGCATTAGTGTAGCTCAACGGAATGTGGAGTAGTGGACAAATCGTAACAGTCGCTTGTTTTACCCACTCAATATCCAACTCAAACGCCAACCCTAGCTTTCTAGCCCGCGCTCGTGCTCCAGCTAAAGCAACTCGGCACCAGTTTGCAACTGGGTCATTCACACGCATGTTCTTCCAGCGTGCTTTTAGGTTCTCGTTCCTACGGCCGTAGCTTGGCGTCGTTTTGAAACGCTCAAAATCTTTACGAACGCACGCTTTACACGACCACCGCAGCCCGTCGGCTCTAGCCCTATCCTTAGCAAAGCATGAAACATCAAGTTCCTGTTTACACTTACCGCATACCTTACCCATAAGCACCTCCAATAAAGTGCCTATACGGTAGCATAAAATAGTCATCATGTCAGTAGTACGCCGCTTTTCGCTGTGACTTAAAATACACAGTATCTTCGGGTTCATCCAGATTGGTTCTGATAAACCCCCCCTGACGTACTCTTAACATCGCCATGGAGACACAATCGACGAAATCGTCATGCGCCGCTACCGGGAAAGACGCAACCTCTTCAATCACGTCTCGCGCCCAGCGGGTGGGCGGTGCCCATACTTTACCACTGGCAAACAGGTCTGAGATCGCATTCAGTCGGGTCATTTTGTCGCCCGTGCCGCGATGCGGTGTGTACTCGCTGACCGGTATACCCATCGTCCTGAGCTCATAGATCAGCGGTGCGCCGGAGGCTTTTTTCTCCACCATGAGCACGTCTGGCTCCCACTCATCGTAGTGTTTCTTAACGTAGGCCTTCAGGTCGGGGAACTCCATGCGGTCTTTGAACGCGTCCAGCAGGATGACCTGAGACTCGTTATTCTCGTCCTCGTTCGTGAAAATACCCCACGTCGTGCAGGCACTAAAGTCGGAGGTCGTCTTAGCCTCAAAGGCCGTATCCCACGTTTGCAGTATGAAATCGCAGTGCGGCGGGCGAGTGGTCGGCCACTCTCGCCACTGCTCCCGCTTGATGACGGCGACAGCGTCGCTCGTCGGGTTCTGCATGTACTGGGCGTTCCAATACCGGGGATCCATCGAGGCGCGAGCTAGCTGTAGCTCTTCCAACGGCCACTTCTCCGGCCACAGGCTTTTCTCGGTTATGTTCCCGTCAGCATCTTTAGACTCTAAAATCGCCGGCAGTTCGATCACTTCCCACTGGTCAGCATCCGGGTTGTTGGCCTGATACTCCAACAGCATGCCAGTCAAGTCTAGCTGGCTCCAACGCGTCATCACCACGATGATTGCGCCTCCCCACATCAAACGCTGCCGGGGGCCTGTCTGATACCAAGACCATGCTTGCTCAAAAACCGTCCCGGTACCTGACTTAACGTCCTGTTCGGAGTGAGGATCGTCAATAACCAGAAGGTCAGCACCGCGACCAGCCAGAGCACCGCCAACACCAACAGCATAATACTGGCCGTGCTGAGACGTAGCCCATGAACCAGCGCTCTTGCTGTCCGAAGACAGGTTTGTTTCAGGGAAAATTCGCTTGTAGTCTTCCCCGTCGATGAGATTTCGCACTCGGCGACCAAATTGTTCGGATAGGCTGGCGGTGTGCGTTGCCATAATGATCTTGGCATCAGGCTTTTGACCCAAGAACCAAGCTGGGAACAGGTACGACGTAAGTTCAGATTTACCATGACGAGGGGCGATGTTGATAATGACGCGTTTTTTACGACCGGCAGCCACATCCTCGAAGATTTTAGCCATCTTCCGGTGGTGCGCGCCGACTGAGTAGTTCGGATAGACCTGTTTTGCAAACTCGATCAGGCTAGTTTGCCCTGCGGTTACGTCGAGTCGCTTCTCTTTCTCTTCGAGAAGGTCGAGGAAGGCGAGTTTGTCTGCTTTTTCAAGCGACTCAAGGGGTATTTCACCCCGCAGCACCTTCTCGAACAGCGTGTTATCCACGACTATGCGCCGAGATCAGGTAAAAAAATATACACGTCGCCAGCAACATGTATAGAAAAGCGTAAAAATTATGTGGGTTGGGGCGTCTAGGCATTTCCAACCTCCTTAAATTCGCCTTCAACGGCCGTTTCAGCCGCAGGTTTTAGCGCCAGCGTCTCGGATTTTTGGATGAATTTTTCTAGTTTTGCTCGTATCTGGGCATCCAGATCCGCGTCGCTGATGTCGGTCTTCTTAACCTCGATTCTCTCCGAGAATAGGCCCACGTCGGTTACTTTGCCCAGCAGCTCCAGCGCCCGCAGGCGCACTTTAGCGTCAGGGTGGGCTTCGGCTTCCTCTAGGAGTTTGGTTACTATAAAACCTCTGATCCTTTGGGACTCTTCCACGAACTGCCAGTCGTAGCTTGATAGCATGCCAACGACGCGCTTTACCGATTCGGGCGTTTTCAGGTTTTGTAGCTGGTTTCGTTTTTCCGGATCCGGTACGTTTTTGACAAAGTCCTCGAATGACTTTGTTGCCGCCTCGCGGGCTAGCTCTTTGGTAATCTCGTCTTCTGGCTTGGCGCCGATCGCCTCTAAAAACTCTGCGGTCTCGAAGCGCGCGTCCAGTTCATCCGAAGCGTCTAGCTTTTTCTCAGGGGTAAAGCCTTCTTTGGGGCTGACCAGTCTGATCGGTTCGTAGCCACCTTCGTCATCTGCAAGCAGATCGGGGAACATCATTTGGGGGAAGCCTTTTGGTGCGCGTGCTGAACCCCAGCACGATGGGTTGCTTTCCAATGTGTTTTGTTATACACTGCTTTTGACATCATTGCAAGTCCCCTTGATGTTCTCCTTGCATGCCGCCCTCCACGGTATGTTTTAAGACCCCCCGGCTCACAAGGCCCGGGGGTTTTTCTTTTGGGTGTTCGGTACGGCGGGCAGCGTAGTTTTTTCCCGCTACGCTTTTTCTCCTTTGACGGCTAAGTTAATGAAGCGCCCGCCGTAGGCAAAGCCTACACGCTCCACAAAACAAAGTCCAGCGTTTTACAAAACCATACTGAACACACAAAAAAATTTTTGGGGGTGTGGGGCTGGGTGTTGCGCGCGTACACCCCCGCACGGGTTGCCAAGGTTATGGTAGTCAACTACCCCCGACCTCGATGTGCGCTTCGGGAGGTCAAGCCTCGCTCCTACGCCATCCGGCTACTACGGTTGCCCCACAAAACCAAAAATACCACTAAGTCAAGCATTTGACAAGGTTAGACAGAGATTTTACAAAAATTGAATCGTGTGCGAGGAATAGTGTTATATGGCAACTGCCCAGCCCTTCAGCTATTTAGGGGGTGCCACCCCGGTGGGGTCAACGCAACGCTAGTCTGAGGGT